AGTTGTGGAACTTGGATTAAATAAGTGCATATAGCCACTTCCTGATTGGTCATTATCAGTTCCATAACTTTCCCCAATAAGAATTAATCCTGTTGATTGTGCTGCGTCATTTCCAGTTCTATATCCTAAAAAAGGGTCATCACTACCTTCTGCTTGTTCTGCCATAAACGCAGTTGTTGTGGTTGCTATTCCATAAGAAGAACCACCATTTGAACTTGCTTTAAAACCTAATGATGAATTAGCAGAAGCATGAATATTTTTAAATGTAAATAAATATTCCTTGTATGTACTATCAATCCCAGATGTAAAATTAACAGTAGAAGAAGAACTAGCAGTTTGTTTTGATAAAAATACTAAACTTCCACCAAAGCCAGAACCCATTGAACCATTGTCAAATACTGTTGAACCATTACTAATTAAACCCATTATCCTACTCCATACATTTTGATTGTTCCAGCATCTATGTTGCCAGAACTCATCTTAAACTGAATTTCATCAATAGCTGATGTTGTGTTAAAATAACCAGCTATAAATTCATTTCTTGATGCACTATCTGAATGAGAATTTGACATAGTAGAAATAAAATGCTTTACAAAAGTTGTAGAACTAGGATTAAAAATTTGTAAAGTTCCAACTCCACATTCGTCATTTTCCCCACCTAAATTTGCTAATAATATTTGAAATGCTGTTCCTTGTGCTTGGTCTTTACTTGTATCATAACTTAAAGAAGCACTACTATCTGCTTCATTATGAAAGGCTCTAAAATATGTATTAGTCATTGTTTCATTATAACCTGTTCCACCAACAGCATTTGCTTGAAAAGTAAAATTAACATCATTAGTAGCTGGGTGTATATCTATAAACTTAAAAACATAAGAATCATAAGTTGAATCTATCCCAGAAGTAAAATCTATTGATGAACTAGCACTTGCAGTTTGAGTTGAAAGTAATGTTAGCTTTCCTGTTGGTACTCCAGCATCTAAAGTACCATTGTCTATTAATGTTGTTCCACCTGATACTACTGCCATTAGCTATCCTTTATTCCATATAGTTTTATTGTGCCATCAAAGTTTCCAGAACTCATTCTAAACCTTAGTCCATTTACTGCACTTGTTGTATTTCCGTACCCAGCACTATGATCATCATTTTCAAGGTCTGCTCTATGATAATTACTAAACCTAGCTATGAAATGCTTTACAAAAGTTGTTGATGATGGATTAAATAAATATAAATAGCCAGAGCCACATTGATCACTATCTGAGCCAGATTCTTCAAATAAAGTTTGGTATCCTGTTCCTTGTGTTAGATCATGGTTAGTGTTATATGATACTTGAGCAGAACCACCACCTTCATCATGTGAAGCATAAAAATATGTACATGTTTTTGTTACATTAAAAAGTGAACCATCTGTAGTCATATTAAAAGTAAAATTAACAGCATTAGTTCTTGAATGAATTTTAATAAATTCAATTTTATAAATAGGGTATGTGCTATCTAAAACTACAGAAGATGAACCATCAACAAAAGATAAGTCTGCACTATTTGAAGCAGTTAAAGTTTTAATATGAACTAAAGCACCTAGACTTGCAGAAAATTCACCATTATCTAAAATTGTAGTGCCATTGGAGATAAAAGCCATGTTTAAATCTCCTCTAGTTTGAACTTATATTTCTTGCCTGATTTGTTATTAACAATAAATAGATCGTCAGAACCCTCTTGGATAGTCCAGTTACCTTTAGTGCCATCTATAGAGTTTCCTTGTTCTTTTGCTTCGTTAGATAAATGTAAGTCTCCTGTGTATATGTTTCTCCAAACGTTGCCTGATGCTCCTAAATCATAAGCATCATTTGATGCTGGTTCAATATTGCCTGTTACATCTATACCAGTAGATGTGGTTTCTAATTTTTTAGAGTTGTCATGGTAAAGTTCAACAGCACCATTAGCGATACAATTTATATAATTTTCATCTGTCGCACTTTTTAATATAAGATTATTAGATGACCTTATTTGCAAATATCCTGTTCCTACTTCATCAATAATACTATTAGAGCCACTATGATAAATTTCTAAATCATTTCCTGTTCCAAATCTTGCTTTAACATTATCATTGAAATCTACTCCTGTATTAAACCAGAACCATCTCCAGAAAATGATGTAGCTGTTACTGTTCCTGTTATATTTACATTTCCTGTGCCTGTAATATCTGAACTGTTTAAATCTAAATCTGCACCTAATTGTGGGCTAGAATCATTTATTAAATCTGATGCTACTGTTGAATCTAGCCAATTAACTGTGTTAGCTGAATAATCAAATTGTGCTAAAGATATATCATCTGTCCCATCAAAGAATTTTAAAGTTGGATTTGTTGCATTTGTTGTGTCTAACCAAACAGTTCCAGCAACTGCTGATGTTGGTCTTGAAGTTCCTGAATTAGATGTATTAACAGCTTCTAAAACTCCATTAAGATCAGCTCTAAAACTAGGAAATGATTGGTTTGCTATATCGTAATCGTGTTGTGCCATAATTGTTTTATACTCCTTTTAAAAGCCTTTTGCAATAAAATCAAATGTTTTTGATACTGCTGTATTACTTGAATTTTTAAATGTTACATCAAATCCATTAATTGTTTTGTTTTCTATAATGAAGAAATCTCCTGTATCAAGGTCTTCTCCTGTAATTCCTAAAGCATAACTTGTAGTCTTGAATGGCTGACTAAATACCACAGTTTTTGTTCCAGCACCAGAACTTATATTATTACCACTAAATATTCTATCTTCCATATCTATTGTAACTGTTACTTCTGATACTACAGGAGTAGAAGCATTATCTCTTGAAATTAAAACAACTCTAAATTTAAAATAACGAGCAGTATAGCTTCCTATAGTAAAGTTTCTAAAATCAGTAAAAGTTATATTGTCATCACTTGTTGCTATTTCTAAATGTGCATTAGCATTAGCTGGTGTATCTCCATCAAAGTTAGAGCCTGTAGTATCAAATAATCCTGATCTATTATCAAACAAATCATCTGGGTTATCTGAGGTTTGTGATAATGTTGCAGTTATTCTACAAGTATGTTTAGCACCTATATCGACAACATCTGAAAATAAATAATTACCACTAGAATAAAAGTCAGCATTAGTAACACCAGAATCAAAAAATCTACTTGTTTCATCATCAAAATTTCCTTGTGCTGAATCAAACAATTCTGATGAATCTAATTGTATTGTACTATCATTAACTACAACATTTGTTAAAGTTCCATCAAAGTCAGGGTGTTCTGATACAGTTGTTATATTGTTAAAATTAGTTACTCCAACTACATTAGAAATAATAGCTGTTGCATTTGAACTGAAGTTACCAAGTTTATCTACAGCTTTGATTAAATAAGTACCTTGTCTAGCTGGGACAGAAATAGAAGTTGCTGGTCTTGATACTTTTTCTACTAATGCTACTGAGTTTTGCCAATCAGCAGTTCCATCTGTTTCTTCACTAAATCTTAATTGATAATATGCTAAATCTAAATCTGGTATTTGTGTCCAACTTAAATGTGCTTGTTGTCCTACTACATTAGCAGAAAAATCTTCTACATCTGCTGGTGGTTCTACCGCACCAATAATTGTTCTTTGTGCTGAAACATAAGTTGATGATACACCGAAACTATTAACAGCTTTTACCCTGACATCATAAACTTCTTGGTCAATTACATTTAAAACTCTGTGATTTAACCCTGAGCCTTGTGCATAGATAATAAAATCTGAATCTGTACTTAATTTGTATTCCACTTGGTAATAATCAATAAAGCTATCTGGAGAAGCACCTATTGATACATCTAAAGCTACAATTACAGTTCCATCATTATATTCAATTAAGGTATCATCTAAAGTTACACTTGCTGGTGGTTGGATAGTAAATGGATTAGGTAAATTAGTTGATGGTACTGTTGTTGCTTGTGTTTTAGTTGCCCAAGTATAATGACTAGCTTGATATTCAACAAGTGATAAACCTATTGTAAAATCTTCATTAAATGTAATACCCATAACTCTAAATGGTTTAGCAGAAAAACCTAAAGAACTGTGTGTGATATTTACTATGTCAGCAATAGCCAAATCATAGGCATCAAAGCTAACATTTAATCCTAAAGTTAAAGCCTCTCTTGATCTTCTTAAAATAACCTCTGCCATTTCTTCTGCTTGATACTGTGATGTAATAGTTTTAAAATTAAATCTACCCTCAAGTAAAAATCCACCATCAGCAGTTTTCATAGTAGCGTGTTGATCTGCACTTGGTAATCCTGAATCATCAATAGGTGGAAATTGTACTTCATTAACTTGATAGTTTCTATCTGGATCAACAAATCCAACTATCACTCTATTGTATCTTTCATTCTTTGTTGGAATAGATAAATTATATCCACCTATAATATCATCTTCTGTTAATGTAATACTTGCACTTCCTGTTGTTTCTATAATTAAACTATATTTTCCTTGTGTGTATGGAAGATAACCTCTACAACCTTTTAAAAGTTCTCTAACATTATCTATAATTTTTTGAGATGTATCTAATGCAGTATTTGTATCAAAAATATTTATATTACTACCACCAGAATATGGCTCTACTTGTGTTTCACAAACTTGTGAGGCATCATAAAAACTTTGTAAATTAATTTCATTTACTGATATGCCTTTTCCATATCTTTCATTAGTTAAATAATCTAATAAGCACCATGCTGGATTAGTTTGATAACTTGCAGATTGCTCAACAAGACTTGCATTATATGTTTTAACTTTTTTACCTTGTATTTTTGCCTGTACTTTTGGTATTCCTGTAAATGCGTCTTGATTCCATTTAAACCTAACTGCTAAATAACATAAGCCAGATAATTTATGATTACTTCCCCAAGATGATAATGTTGATAATAAACTAGATGCTGATTGAACATCTGTCCCATAATGTGGTTCTACTCTAATTAAACTTTCACTATCTTTATAAAAATTACTATCTCCACTATCTACTTCAACTGCTGAACCATCTGATAAGCTAGAAGCAAATGTAACTATTTTATCATCTACTCTAATTTCAGTTATATCGTTTATTTCTCCCTCTGCCATAACGATAGCCATATATAGATAAGTGTTATCTGTGCCAGAAGTTTCCATGAAAACTCTAACTCCCCCTGTAAGTCTTTCTCCATAAATTACAGGAATATTTGCGTCATTAGATTGTTTATTAACTAAAATACCTTTTTCAAAATCGTCAAATTCATTAGTACCAAAATCTTCTATCTCAGGAACTTTTGGTCTTAATATCCATGACATAAAAAGAGTTACACCTAAAGAAACTAAAGGATTCATATTTTTAAAGAATCCTGTTACTTTGGTTACAGCTTTTGTTATGCCACTAAAAAAACCCATTATGCTCTACCCCATTTAATATCTTGTACTGTTTGACTGCTAAAATCCATGCCTACATCTGTATTAAAGAATCTTTGTTGAGATGTATTATTTGTTTTACGACCATTCTTTTTTTCAAAGTCTGCCCAATGTGATACTATTGATAAACCAACTGTGCTATTTTTATCATTTTCTTCTATATCAAAACTTTCTATGTTTCCTTTGTATAATAAAAAAGGATCAGCAATTAATGTATTATTACTTGCTAATAATCCTCTATAAATAGTAACTTCATCATTAATAACATTCTCATTTAAAACTACTGATATAAATGTTTGATCTGCACCAGATAAATTAATGCTTACACTTGATTTAGTAATATCTGTTTCTTCTGTATGGTTAGATATACCTAATACAAAATCACTAGAAGAATAATTTACTGATGAGCCTGAAACTGATGATGTTAGATCAAATGAGCAATCTGTTAAATTAACAGGAGTAGAAAAACCAATAGTAATAAGATGAACAGGCCTAATATCATTAGTCGCTAGTTCGTTCTTTATCGCTGTTGTTAGGCTTCTCGTCATATTGTTCGTAAGTTGTTTGGGTTACACTTTCTGTACCTTTTAACATAGTATATTCAAATTTGCTATTAGGTTTCTTGTATTCTTTAAGATCGTTAATACTAGCATCTATTTGATCTTCATTAACAATAATTTCAGCAATAAAGTCAGCGTTTATTTTATGTGTAATTTTATATTTTTTCACTATAGAGTTTCTTCTACATCAAATTCAAATTGATACAACAAAGCACCATCATTAGCAGTTCCTACTACACCAAACTCTTGAATATCGTTTGTTAAATGTACTGTAAATGGAACATTATCATAAGTTACTATAGAATCATCTGCTACTGTTTGTAATAAAGGTGGCTCAATAGTTACT